CTATTCTCTTTGGAGCCAAGAAACTTTAAGAGAAATATATAATAGTTATTATGAGAATTTTAGTAGCTTGCCAGATGATGACATCAATCTCCGGCAGTCCAATGTATAATTTTACTTTAGCTTTAGAGCTTCATCGGCGCGGACATTCCGTTGCCGTCTATTCAATGTTTGAAGACAATGAATTGCAAAGCGAATTAGTTAAAAGAAAAATAATGACTTGTTATAGCGTGCCAAGCGGCCGCTTTGATTTAGCGCTTATCTCCCAGCCAGATAACGCCAGCTTGGTTGAAGAAATAGAAGCAGATAAGATTATAAATATTGTCCATAGTGAATACGATTGCGAAAGCCCAATCATCAGTAAGAAGATTGATCACTATGTTGCTATTAGAAAATCAATTAAAGATCATCTGATTTCAGAACACAATATCCCAGAAGATAACATTTCAATTATTTATAACGGGATTGATTTTAATCGATTTAGCAAAAAGAAAAGAAAGGCTAACGACGAGGATTATATTAAAGTCGTTATCCCTTGCACGCTCGATCAATTAAGAAAAAACTTTATTGAATATTACACCAAGAAGGCCAGCGATAAATTCCGGGTATTTTTATATGGCACCGATTACGGAATGGATTTTTATAAGAATGAATTTGTTAGTGTTAACCCGGCTGTTTTTAACATTGAAGAAAAAATCAAAGACGCTGATCTTGTTGCTGGAATTTTACTAGGCCGCGTTAACCTGGAAGCGCGAGCAATGGGAATTGTTTCAACTATCCATAACCCAGAAAGGCCAGAAGATTTTAGTTATTTCTTCCCTGTTTGGGAAGACTTTGAAAAAGAGCACGATATTAAAAATGTTGTAGATAAATTATTAAGCTTATGAAATTAGTTTTTTGGATAACCGGCGCACCTTGTTCCTGGAAAAGTTTTCACGCTATTAAAATGGGAGAGAGATTAAATCTTCCTGTTTATCATCTTGATTTAATAGATGATCGAACGAATATTGACGATATGACAAAAGAAGAAGGCTATCGCAATATTCTTAAGAACCTGGAAGAAAATATTATCATTGAAGGTATAATCCCTTTTACTTTTAAGCGCGATATGGAAATCGTCCAGAGAATTTTATCTGACTATAAAATAATCTATCTTATCGTAGAGCCGGAATATGATCAGTATTTAAAGCAAGTAGCTAAGAGAAATTATGATGTTAGCAAAACTCCTGTTAGTTATTTAGACTATTACGGCGGACTAAAAGAAAGGCTCGGCCGCTTCTTTGTTCTATCTGACAATAATGAGATAACCGATGAGGATATAAGAAGTTTTAATTATCAGCACGACGGCTTCACCGATGTTAAATTTAAGCAACTTAAAATAAACCCGAAAGACAAAACAATTCTTGATCTTGGTTGCAGCTCTTGTGCCTTTGAAAAATATTTAATTGAAGAAGGAGCTATAAAATATACCGGTCTTGATGTTAATAAAATATATTTAGCCAATGAGAATGCTCACTTGTTTGATATAAATAATCTAGAAGATTGGCACAATCCGGCTGACATAGTTATTTGCACTTCTGTTTTGCACTATATTCACGATAAAGAAAAGTTTATCCGAGAAGCAGCAAGATTATCGAATGAACTTTTTGTTTTAGAAACTCCGTTGCATAACGCAGAAGGAAAAAATTTGCACTTGGGATCACGCGGACTTTATTTTCCAACAAAAGAATTACTTGAAGAATGGATATTTAAATATTTTAAAAGTTTTAAATGTTTAGGCGCAAGCGTCGTCGAGGACGGCAGTTATCGCTTAATTTATCATTGCTATAAGTAATATGAAATCGCGTCAAAGAAAAAAATTAGAACACAAACTAAAAGTTAAATCAAAAAAGTATGAACAAGCCAAAAATTTTGGTAGCAATACCATATCATTCGACAAAAAACTATTGTCTAGAGCAAACATTCAAAGCCTTAAATAGTCTGACTTATTTGAATAAAGAAATTATTCTCCGGGCTGATCCGCTTGAATACGGCAGCAAGAATGCCGTTAAACTTCAGCGCGAATTCTTCCGCAGATTAGCTCTTGATAAAGGATTTGATTATTTATATTTTCTTGGTTGCGACACGATACCCCCCCGAGGTGTGCTAGAAAAGCTGCTTGCTCACGACAAGGCAATAGTTGGTGGTGTTTATTGGGGACGGCATAACGCTGAAAACGGCTCGCCAGACAGCGCAGTAGCCTGGATCCATAGTTTATCTCAAAAAGAACAATCAGAGGCCTTCTTGGCCGAAAATGAGCTCCTAGAGGTGGACGGAATGGGAATGGACTGTGTTTTAATTAGGCGTGATGTGCTAGAGAAGATTAGTTTTATCTCCTGGGAGCAGAACGATGACGACTATCCTTTCTATGATAAGGCTAAAGAACTGGGATATAAAGTATTTCTTGACACCGGAATTCAATGCAAGCATTACTTTTCCCCAATAGGCTACGCTTATCGCGCAAAAGCTCTTGCTGATTAAACAAAATTATGCTATAATTAAAACAGATATGGAAGGAATAAAAACATCACAAGCTAATCAAGAGGAAATGGCTATCTGGAGCCAACTCAAAGAACACCCTGCCTGGCTCAGAGTGGTTTCCTATTTACAAGAAAGGGTTAAGGAAGCTGATATAGTCGTCAATCAAATTGGCGGCGATAGAGAACTAGAGTTTAGTAAGAGGGATTTAGCTATTTTAAAGAAAAATTCATATCTTGATCTGATTGAATTACCAGATACTATGTCCGCTCAGCTTTCCGGGACAGGAGTAATGCCAAGTCCAGAAGCAGATGATCCTTACGAAGAAGTGCCAGAAAAGCAGTCCGAGGCGACAGATGACCTATAAAAATTTAATAAGCTGTGAAAGCAGCACATAACTTTCAAAAATATGAGTGAAACATTAAACGCTGAAGCTCGCCTCGAGGGTCTTTCCCAACCAGGCAATGAAGCCGAGTTAGAAAATACTCTGGCAGCGGAATTTAGCGCCGCTACTACTACGGCAGAAAGCAAGCCTGCCGACGGCCAAACGCCCGAAAAGAATATTGCTGATCCAGTTAAAGAAACTCCGCAAGGAGATGAACCTTCAAAGACTGGATCCAATAAAGCTGGTGAAGCAGCTGCTCCGGCAGATCGTTTCAAACAGTTACTTGCAGACAGAAATGAAGCAAAGTCTGCTGCCGCTGAGGCACAAACTGAAAATCAAATTCTGTCTAAACAGGTTTCTGAATTGACCAATCTCGTCGAGAAGCTAGTTGCTGGAAATCCAAGCGAAAGGGCTGAAGGCGCAAATAGCGACGACAGCGCGGACGATAAGCCGCTTACTAAAAAAGAAGCTAAAGAGTATATCGAAAACTTACTCAAGGAGAGATCCGAAGTTTCTGAAAAGCAAGCGACCGCCGAAAAATCCATAGCTGAGGAAATCCAAGCGTTAGAAAGCAACAAGGAAACTCCAAACGCCAAAGAGTATGCAGAAGCCATTAAATCTTTAATGGCTAAGCACCCAACTATATCCGCTTACGCGGCTTATAGAATGCTCCAAGGCGAAGGGATTATTCCTTCAGAAGGCATTTCTTCAAACGCTAACCGAACAGGCACCGGCAACAGATCTAAAAGCAGCTTGATTAAGAACAAGAATGCTGGAGATATGACCCAAGCCGAGCGCGAAGCCTATTTATTCGAGGAGCAATCAGCCGGAAATCTTCAGTTATAATATATTCTTCAAGCAAGTTGATTTAGATTATTTAGTTAATTTAATTTTTAACTTGCTTTTTTGTTATTTAATATCAAAATCGCAATACATTTTATATGAGCTCCACTTACACAACTGCTGTAAATCGCGGTGAACTCAATGAGGGCGTTTTACAGACTTGGCTCAAAAGAGAAGTTTTAGAGAACTTCTAGCCGAACCTATATTTCTATAAGGCTGGTGAAAAACCAACCGTAGAAGCTGGGTATAATACTCTAGGCTGGGCAAAATTTTCTCAACTTGATGAAGATGATGTAACCGCCGGAACAGAAGATGATGACGGTGTTTCTCCAACTCCTATTGCTTTCAATGCTTCTGTTATCACCACTACTCCAAAGCAATACCGCGTTGTAGTTTCTCTTTCTGATATGTTGATTGACTTAAATGTTATCAACTTCTTAAAGGGCGCTGCTCGTGAAGTTGGTGCAGCTATGGCTCGCAGAATTGATAAAGAGATCCAAACAACTATTATGGCCGGATCTCGTGTTATCTATGGCGGTGGCAAATCTGCTAGAAGTCAGCTTGGCACAACTGATATTATGACCGCAGCTTTACTTAACAAAGCTAACACTTTGTTAGAAGCTAGATTTGCTCCAAAAATTGACGGTTATTATATCGCTTACGCTCACCCATATCAGATCTATGATTTGAGAAATGAAACCGGAACCGGAAATTGGCTAGAGGTTAACAAGTATGTTACCCCCGAGAAAATCTTCCGTGGTGAAATCGGTATGCTTTCCAATATTCGTTTGATTATGGCTCCTTTCATTCAGAAGTTTAGCTCCACAGTTGATGTTTATCCTTGTTTAGTATTAGGCCGCGGCGCTTATGGTGTTGGCACCTTCCAAACATTGAAGACATATGTAACTCCTGCTGTTCCTTCTGATAGTGATCCTTTAGCACAACGCAGAAAAGTTGGTGCCAAGATTGCTTTCGGAACAAAGAGATTGCAAGAAGACGCAATGTTGCGCATCGAGACGGGAGTGACCGCTCTCTAGTTAGTTTTTAACAATTAAATAAATAATATTGTTCCTCTCGGGCTTGCAAGTCGAACCGCTTAGCCCGAGAAGGTTCGACAGCAATATGATTACAAAGAAATGCAAACATTGTGGCGAAGAAAAATTGATTAAATTATTTTTAAAAGACAGTAGATTAAAATCTGGTTATGCTAGCAAATGTAAATTTTGCCACAATAAGATATGTAGAAGATATATTTCAGCAAACCAACAGT